TGGGCGTCTCAGGACCGATCGTGGTTACTCCTTATGCGGAGTTGCCGAATTTGGGCTACAAATGCCGGATCACCTCGGCACCGCCTTACCACAATTATTTGACGATCCGGGCTGGGGACACTGTGACCGGATAAGCACGCGTATGCCTCAGAACATAGCGATGCGGGTTCATGCCACGGTGACAACCGGGGCGATTGGAGATCTTAATACGATTTCTTTTGGTGGGGACGCCGAAAACAATGTTACCATCAAGAACAACGGGACTGGGGTTATCTGGATCAGTTTTGATCCGACGGTGACGGCGGCGAGCGGTAACGCCAACTGTTACGCGCTTAAAGCGGGTGAGATTTACACGCGTGGGCACGTGTTGCGCAACACGACTTTTGGCTTTGTGAGCGATACGGCGGCAACCGTGGTAACCATGTCCGTAAGTCCTTATCCATAACCGGTAATGACCGAGGAAGCGCAACGCCGGCTCGAGGAGATTCGCCAAGAAATCCGGCTAGCCGCCCAGGAAATTCATAACGGTGACTCCTTCGCCTGTTGCGAACGGCTAGTCGATGCTTTCAGCGCCCTAATCCGTTTTTTGGAAGTAGTAAAACCCGAACAGTAGAAAGAAAAGCAAAATGGCAGCTATACCCGTAACCATCACTGGAATTTTATCCTACGCCGGACTGGAGGTCGGCGGTGGACCGATGCCCGGTGGACCGTTCCCTTCTCATCCGATTGCACCCGGAGGACCTCCTCCGGAAATTTGGCCTTCCCCAGGCTATCCCGCCCATCCGATCGCGCCGGGTGGACCGCCGCCGGTCGCCGGTTGGACACCGCCCTCTTATCATCCATCCCATCCAATTTGGCCACCGCCAGGATTTTATCCGGGTTCGCCGCCACCGCGGCCGCATCCGACCCCACCGCCCGGAGGAGGCGAGGGCGAAGGAAATGGTGGCAGCTGGGAATGGGTCTGGATTCCGGGAAGTGGCTGGTCACCCGGATTCGTGCCGGGCGATAAGCCACAGCCACCAGTCGATCCGAATGCGCCGGTCGTAACACCGCATTAAAAACAGAGAACTCGCCCTGGTCCCGAGGCGAACTTTCAAAGTATCGGGACTTTCAATGAGCATCGACGCCCGCAGCGCCAAGAACATCAAAACGCTGCATCCAGTCTTGCAGCCTCTTGCGACCAAACTGATTGAGATCGCTTTCGAGCGCGGGATTTGTGCCAAGGTGATTGCGGGAGAGCGCACGTATATTGAGCAGGACAAGCTCTATGCGCAAGGTCGATCCAAGCCTGGCAAGATTGTTACGCACGCTAAAGGTGGCCAGAGTATTCACAATTTCGGTTTAGCGTTCGACGTAGGGGTCTTTTCGACTGATGGCGAGACGTATTATGGAGAAAGTCCGTATTACAAGACTCTTGGTCAGATCGGCAAAGACTTGGGGCTAGTCTGGGGCGGAGACTGGAAAAGTTTTGTGGACGAACCGCACTTCGAGCTCAAGCACGGTAAAAGCTTGGAGCAGCTGGCAGAAGCCAGAGCTGCGGGTAAAGACGTATTAAGTTAAAAGGCGCAATCCCAACATGAGTTCTGGCTAGCTCAGACAAAGCAGGATTGCGCGCAAGAATAGAGTAAGCCTGATATGCCAGAAGACAACCACGAACTTTTTGGGGACCTGAACAACGACCTCCGAGATCGCCTGAAATGGGAATGGCGTCAGATCACGTGGCAAAAGATGCGCAATTTGGGTGTTGGTCGCGCCAATCGTCCCTGGCCAGGTGCGGCAAACGCGCACGTACCGATCGCCGATAGTATTATTGGCAAGCTCAAGCCTTACTACGTCGTTTGGATTTTCGGTCCTGAGCTGCTCGCTAGTTTCTATTCGCTCGACGCGCAAGGGGACAGTTACACTGATTCGGTCGCACAATGGTTTGACTACAAGGTAAGAGAATGCTCGAATTTCAGCGAACAGATCGTCTGCGGGATCGACAGCTGTCTCCAGAACGGGATGGGCATCATCAAGACTTACTGGGATACTGAGCTTGAGCGCATCGCTTACTGTTCGATTAACCCTTATTTTGTCATCGTTCCTCCGTACGCGACCTTTGATTTTAATAAGGCCGAACGGGTCTGCCACGTCATGCAATATTCCGAAGCCGAATACTTACGTGACGCCGAGACTAAAGGTTTCAATACTGACGATAATTTCATCGAATCGATCAAGGGCGAAGGACGGCCGGATCAGAAGTACGAGCATTACCGGTACACCGCTGAGGGGCTTTCTTACGTCCGGTTAAAAGACCTGATCATCTTGTGGGAAGTCTATTTGCGCCAGACTGATGGGCAGATTCTGGTTAAGACTTTTAGCCCCTTGAATCCTGACGAGCCGGCTCGCGCCGATTTCCGGCTACCATACAATCATCGGCAAGTACCTCTGTGCATGATCCCGTATGAACTGACTGACGGCGGCTACTATTCCTCGCGCGGAGTATGCGAATTGGTGCAGATGTACGAGGCATCCGCGTGCAAGACCTGGAACGAGAAACTTGACTTTATGTCGATTTCGAATCGGCCGGTCTTAAGTGCCCAAGGCGGCAGCATTAATCCGCAGAACATTCGCTGGGAACCTGGGGCAGTCTACGATACGGTTTTGCAGCTGATCGAGCAACCGCAGCCGCCGATAAGTTTCGACCAGGAAATCCAGTCAGTCAGGAGCATGGCTGAGCAGCGAGTCGGAATTCCGGATTTCGGCGTTCCCGGACCCAATCAGCCGCAGGGGCAGGGGCAGGGCAACAAAACTGCGACCGAAACCAATGTCATCACCTCTGTGATGCAGCAGTCCAACGATTTGCGAGCGCGGATCCTCAAAGGCGCCATGACGCGGATTTTCGAGCAGAGCTGGAGTCTGCTTAAACAATATGATTCAGCGAGCCTGGATTACTTCTGGCGCAAACAGCGGGTCTCGTTGCCGGACGCCGCTCTGGATAACAAGTATGTGCTTCGTCCCAATGGGAGCGTGGATGGTTATTCTCGTGAGCGGGAAATACAGAAACTGATGCAGTTACGGCAGTTGAGTCAGGGTGCGCCCTGGATCCAGACACCAGAAATTGATAGAAAAATCGTCGAACTGATGGACGCCCAATGGGTCGGGGACGTCTACCAGGCACCGCCAATCGCTCTTGACAATCAGCAGGAGAAGCAGGCGATCGAGAACTCGGTGATGCTGGACGGGTATCTACCCAAGCCCAGGCCGGACGATGACCATGTGGTGCATCTATCGACTGAGGATGGATTTATTAATTTCAAGGCGCAGCAAGGGCAACCGATTCCGCCGGATCAGATGGGTTTGTTCATGCAACACATGCAACTGCATATTCAAGCGGCGCGCCAAGACCCGCAGTATTGGAAAGCGCATGCTGAGCAGATAGCGCCGTTTGTTCAGAAGGTGCAACAGACCATGAGCGGGCTGCAAAAGCAGGCTAGAGCGAAACAGCAGGCAGCCGCTGGGATGGCAGCGTTGCGCGGTGGCGGTCCTCCAGGCGGCGGTGGAGCTCCGGGCGGACCTGGCGCAATGATGCCGCAACCGCCTCAGGGTCCAATGCCACCACCACCACCGGTACCGGGTAGTCCGATGGCGCCGGCGATGCCGCAGATTCCTGGTGGGGGTGGAAACGGAGGGATGCCGTGAAAACCCCAGTTCAAGAGGGTCTGCATCGGATAACGGAGACGAAGCGGACAGAGCTTTTTAAAGCTTTTTCCGAGGAAGATCATGCCTTTATCAGTAATGCTTTGTGGAGGAAGGCCGCAGATGTGCGTGGGGCTAGTCGATTGCCGGAATATTGTGAAGCGATGCCAGGCATCGTGCAGCGAGCCAAAGAGGCCCATGATTTCTGGTGGGAATGCCGGCAGGCTTACATCGATAAGTACGGGAGTATGCCATGAAAAACCTTCTTTTGCGCTGGTATCTATGTAAGGTTCTTTCTCGTCCAATCATCAAGTCAATTGATTGGACTCCGGAAGAGCGCAATGCATTTGACTTGTTTTGTCGGACAAGTTGTGGAATAAAACTTTTTGAATTTCTGCGTCAAATCGTAGCAAACACAACGTTCAATGCGGTTTACGGGAATGATCCTGTGAGCCAGAACGCGAAAGCTCGAGGGATGCAGGATTTATTGGCTATTTTGTACAAGCTGCGTGTTTTCCCGTTACAGGAGGAGAGCAGTTTAGAAAGCTTGGCGGATAGCGAACCCCAAGGAGTAAACGTTGGGAACCGAGCCGATTCCTGGCGTCCGATAGGCGGCCGAGGGGCAATCGGCTAGGGATAGTGATGATATGCCAGAGGATTCAGTAGCAGTAGCAGAGCCTGCGAGCGCTCAAGAACCGAGTAGCAGTAGTGGGAGCGATATCTACCACCACAAGCTTGGTGAGAGCAGTTCAGGCGATCTCTCGAGAGAATCTTCTGAGAGCAAACCGGCGCAAGCGCCCGAAGCGCAAAAGCCCAAGGAACTGAGCCGGTACGAACGCACCAAGCGTGAACGAGCAGCCTTCAAGGCTGAACGGGCAGCTTTCCAGCGCGAGCGCGAAGCGTTTGCCAGAGATAAAGCCGCCCAGGCAGCTAAACCCAAGCGCGATTACACCGTCGGCGAACTGCAGAAGTATCGCGGCCAATGGGAACGCGAAGGCCAGTTCGATCTGGTCGAAGCGGCTGATAAAGAAATTGCGGTCATGCAGCAGGAGGCCCAAGCCGAGCGGGCGAGCCGCACGGTGGAAATGCCTCCTATGGGCAGTCCGGAACATCGGGCTCAATGGGAAGCTGTGGAAGCTGAGCTTTACCAGGCTGACCCGGAGTTTATGCGCGCCGGAACGCGGCTTGACACGCGGTTACGACAGATCATGGGCGGGGCAGATGGCAACATCTATCGTCAGCACCCGCGCGGGATTGTGGCGGCATATCATCGGGCTAAAATGGAGTTGCTGGAAGCGGACAATAAGGGTCTGCAGACGGAAAACTCCAAATTACAAAATGAACTGAAGCGCTACGTTGGCTTGACCGGGCTGGGGTCCGGTGCGCCTGCCCGAATGGGCAATGGCTCACGTGTTGAGAGTCTCTCAGATTTCCAGAGACTATCGACTAAGGACATGCGCAAACACTTATTGGCTGGTGCGGACAAGAACGGAGTGCCTTGGTTCTGACAAAAATATTTAAACAAAACAATCTATGCCTCCTCCTGTTTACGGGGCGGTCACCACAACTGACAAAGCCTCCGAGTACCGAATCTATTTTTCGAACAAACTTCTAGAGCACCAGATCAATACCTTGCAGCTCTATGAGCCTGCCTACAAAGCCTCGATTCCGAAAGGCCAGGGCAGTAAGACGATCCGAATGTTCCGGGCGCCACCCGCGGACGTCACCCAGGTCATTACTCTGACTGAAGGAACCCCTCCGTCGAACGTGCCGTACAAACTCATTTTCGAGTTTATTACGCGCACGTTGCAACAGTACGGCGGGTACGCCCAGGTCAGCGATATTGTCGATGAAACCGAGTTTTTGAATACCGGTGAGG